ATGACCTGGTCGACAAGGCCGGGGTCGGTGCTGGCGGTCACGGTCACGATGTCCTCGACCTGCACGGCGGTATCGGCTGGCAGGGTGACGTCGTAGAGACGCAGCGACACCGCTTGGCCGCCGAACTCGACGACGCGGGCGGCGCCGGCGGTGGGGCGAACCATGCAGGGCCCTTCGTAGACATCGGTTGAGGGCGACTCGACGTATTCGCCGCTGTCAGGGTCGAACAGGAAGCCGCCGTCGCCGGCGCGGGTGACGGCGCAGACCGAGTCGAACAGCCGCCGCTCATGGTGGCGCAGATGGCCGATGAGCGGCCTCACGCGGTCCGCTGGCGGTAGCGGTGCAGCACGTCTAGCTCCGGCAGCGTCCAGCCGTCCACGTGCGGTGTGCGGCCGTAGTCACCTATCTGCTGGCGGCGCTCCGACGTCGGGTTGGTGACCAGCCTGGCGGTGGCGGTGACGATGACGGCGGCCAGCTCGGCGTTCGGTTCGCCAGTCGCGTCGAAGCCGGCGCCGCGCGTGTAGGCGCGGGCGAACGTGGTAACCACCGGCAAGTGCTCGAAGGCCAGGCCGACCAGGTCGAGATCGCCTCCACGGCCCAGGAAGCTGGCCACGTCAAAGCCGGTCAGCATGGTCTACGCTCCCGTCAGCGCCGAGCCGACCATAGATGGTGCGAGACCCAACCGGGATCCGTCGGCTCGGCGCTTTCTCACGCTCACGTGGTGATCCCGGTCAGCGCGACAACCGCCTGCGGGTTGAGCGGCGCGGCGTCGTAGCGGGCCACAACCCTGATCGCCTGCTGGTCGTAGTTGCCATACGTCTGATCCAGGATCTTCACGGACGGCGCGAGGTCCCGGGCGACCGCGATCTGTGAGAAGTCCACCAGCGCCGCGCGGCCGGTCGGGGTCGCCCCGGTGGTGTCCGGCACACGGTTTGTCACGGTCACGCCGTGGCCGAGGAGCCGGTACGCGCCAGCCTCTGTGGGGTCGGGCTGGATCAGGTAGCGGCCAGTGGTGTCCTTCACCTTGCGCAACCGCACGAACTCACGGCTGGTCATCAGCCACCGGACCCGCGACGGGTCGACGTTGGCCGCCAGCACCAGGCCTTCGGCGTCGTGCAGATGGTCCAGCGTTAGCGTGCCGCCTACCGCGAGCGTCTGCGTGCCTGTGTACGCGAACAGGCCGCGCGGGATCGTGGTGCCGTCCCCGGAGGCGGACAAGAACTGCGTGTCGATCTTGGCGGCGACGTCGCGCACCATGCGGTCACGCAGGGCGGCGTCAAGCGCGATCACGGACTGGCGGGCCAGCTCGTTGGAGAAGCGGGTGATCGACTTGATCGACTTCATCGTCGAGGGCAGCAGCGTGACCTCGCCGAAATCGGGGTCAACCTCGTTGATCAGTTCGTTTTCGCCATGCCATGACGGCTCGGTCATGCCGGCTAGGGTCGGGATGCGAACCTGGTTCCCGTCTGTATCGAAGACACGCGGGCCGGCGGCCAGGAACACGCTGGCCGCTTCGAGCGGCTGGACGAGGATGGCCTGGACCTGCTCGGCGGTCAGTTCAGGTGCGGTGGCGGTGCTGGAAGCCATGATGGTGCTCCGGGTCCGAAGGGATGATCGGGGACCTCGGGCACCAGGCCGTCAGCGGGGCGGCCCTCTAGCCGCTGCGTTCACAATAACACAAGCAGGCCCTCGGGGTAGCCTCGGCGGCATGACCAGAGAAGAGGTACGCCAAGTACTGCTCACGGCCATCGCCGAGGCTGCACCACAAACGACGAATGGGGAAGCGCTACACGACTTGGCGCAGGCGTGGGCCATCCTAAAGGACCCACGGAAGCCGAAACCACCGATCACGGCGAGAGTCCGTTAGTCAGCCCGCTCGGGCGCGCAGCATCCCCGCCAGGTCGACGGTCTGCCCTTGCTCGCGTGCGCCTTGGTCGACGTCGCCGGACGGCCGGCGGTTGGCCAGGTGCGGTTTGCGGGCGATCAGCTCGTCCACGGCCGCCTCCAACGCCACCGCGTCGGCGTCGAACAGCACCTCGTCGTAGGCCAGGTCCGTGGGGTCCTGCAACCGGCCGAGCGCGGCCACGCGGGCCCTGAACAACTCGCGGGCGAGGTCGTCGGCGCGCTTGGCCTTGATCCGGTGCTTCGCCGCTTCGTCGCGTAGCCGCTGGACGTACTCGCGGGTGAACGTCTCCGGCTGCTCAGGTGTAGAGGGCTCTACAGCAGGCGTCTCAGGCGGCGTCTCACGTTCGTCACCTGCGGACGCGCCGTGAGGCGGCTCCGGCGGGGGGGGGTTGGTGGGGCTGGGGTCGGGGGTGGGCATCAAGCGGCCTTTCCTAGTCTGAGCAGCGTCGGCAGGGGTATGCAGGTGCAACCGGGATGGCGGTGCATCGGTTGGGTGGCGGGGTAGATGTGACCGCCCCGGTACAGCCAGACGCACAGCTCGCAGGCCGTCGCTGACAGCCCACGGGTGTAGCCGGAGATCTCGGCGTGTCGGGTGAGCCCGACGTCGAAATACCGGCCAGCGGTCTTGGTGACCCGGCCGCGAGCGAGCCGTGTGGCCCGGGCTCTCGGCTCATCGGTCTCGGTCAGGCGGGTCGTGAGCGTCCGCACGGCCTTGGCGGTCGCCTGCCGGTCGGCGTCCGACGTGACCAGCCCGAGCGTGGGCACGGCGCGGCGCAGCTCGCCGGTGAGGAATGACGCCAAGGCGACGTCGGACAGGGCGACGCCGCGTTCCTCGCCGCGCTGGATCGTCGCGGTGGTCGCGGCGGTGAACTCCACCTCGGTGGCGTCGCCGGCCTCGTAAATGTCGTACACCGTCCCGGTCCGGGTTTCGGTGTCAGCCACCAGCGCGAGCAGTCCGTCGCGGTAGCTGGTCACGACAGCAGCCCGTCGAAGGCGACGCCGGCGCCGTCGAGCGCGGCCTGCCGGCGCTGCACACGCATCCGGTCCTGCTGCACGGGCGAGTAGCCGATGTCCTCCTGCGCCTGCTGCGCGGGGATGATCCCAGCGCCAACGAGCTTGACGGCGGCGTCGGCTGCCTGCGCCACAGTCCTGGTCTCGGGGTCACGCCAGACCGTCTCCATACGTTCGACGTCGGCGTGTTCGACACCGTCACGGACCAGCAACGCCAGGCGCATCACCTGTTCCCACGCTCCGCCCAGGGCGCGCTGCTTGCGTCGCGCCTTGGCCACCAGCGAAGCCTCCGAGCTGCGGATGGCGTCGGCCGACGCGGGTTGGTCGACGTTGACCAGCAGGTAATGGGGCGGCAGGCCGGCCAACGCGGCGACGTGCCTTGTGAGCATGCCGATGGCCTCGACGAACGCGCCGAGGTTGGCTTCGGCGAACTGGCCGACGCGCGTCTCGGGGTCCTCGAAGAACCATGTTCGCCCGGCTACCGGCGAGGTCGCGGCGGCGGTGTCGACCTCGCCTTCGTCGTCGGTGGGAAGCTCGATACCGGTCGCCCAACGCCGTGGTATCGCGTGGAACTCCGACGACACCATCATGTCGGTCGCGAGTTTGTTGACCGCGTCGGCGATGGGCAGCACGTCGGTCAGCTCCGACTCGCCGAGCGGCGCGAGCAGCCGAGGCCGGTTGACCAACGCGACGACTGGGACGACGCCGAGGGGGTTTCCGACCGTCTCGCCGCGTTGCGCCCAGCCGCCCGCCGGCACGTAGGAGGTGTCGCCAGCGTCGGGCACCCTGCCGCGAGACCGCCAGCGGGTGATCCGGTCGCGCTCATACAGGGTGGCGTAGGCGTAGCCGTCGGCGGTCCACCGTTTCAGCGCCGCGCTTGGGGTCGTCGTGCCCGGCTCATGGGCGAGGTAGACCTGCCGAGCGGATTCCACGGTGATGCGAGGGGTGGCGGGGTCGTCGCCTGCCCACACGATGACGTAGGCGCGGCCGTGGACCAGCGCGGCCTCGTGGGCGAGCTGGGAGCCCTCGTCCAGGCCGTTGGCCTGCCAGATCCGCCACAGCTCGTCGTCGGGCTGTTCGGCGGCCAGCCGGAAACCCTCCACGTCGAGGCGCTCCTCGACGGCGGCGACCACCAACCTTGGCCAGTTGACCGCCAGCGGCTCCAGCCGACCGGCGACGGCGGCGCGGACCTCGGGGGCGAGGAACGCCAGCGGCTGCGCGCCGGTCAGATAGCGGTCGAGGCGGTCGAAGCCGGGGGTCGCCTCGTCAAGCCGGCGGCCAAGGTCACGGATCAGGTCGGTTGCGTCCATCGGTCGGTTCTCCTATGCGACAACGAGCATGCGGCGGCGCCGCTTCGGTCGGGTGGCGTGGAAGGCGGCACGGTCGACCGCGACGATCGCGGCGACGGCGGCGTCGATCTTTCGCGGCGAGTTGCGTCGGTCCTTGGTGACGAGGTCGCCCTGCGCCGTCGGGTGAGCGACGCAGTGCGCCAGGTGCGCGGCGAGCCGTGGATCCGCGTCATGCGTCAGTGCCCCGGTGCGGACCGCCTGGTAGAACCTGTCTGTCG